ATGATGCGACTCCCTTATATTTTTTTGTGAACTGTTCATAATATTTAGCTTCAGCATTCGTTCTGCCAAATCCTGTTGCTCCATAGAGAGGTGCAAAGGTATGGGCTTTGGCTTCTTGCCTAGAAGTCTTCTGACCTGATTCCGTAATGACAGAAGCAGTGTATGCATGTACATCAAAACCATCTTTAATCTCCTTTATTGCTATTTCATCCTTAGATAAGTAGGCAGCCGTTCTGAACTCTAACTGTGCAAAGTCAGCTTCAAGTATCTTGCCACCTTCCCAACGTGATATAAACACCTTCTTTACAGGGAATGTTCCACCTCTAGGCATGTTCTGCATGTTAGGGTCAGCACCACTAAACCTACCTGTCGCAGTTCTGTGTTGAAGTAACCTTACATGAAGCATGTCATTAGGCTTTAAGTAAGTATTTATGCCTTCAACAAAAGAGGACAGGTATGTATCTAGGGCAGATAATCTTTGCAAGTCAGTCAAAAAGTTAACAGCATCCTGCATATCATTCTTCTTGGCTACACTAGACAGTGTATCTAGATATGTTTTATTTATAGTAAAGCCGTTAGCACTAACCCAACTAGATGAAGGTGCTAAAAACTTTAGCCCTGCTATTTGTTTTGTAGGTATAAAATTATACCCTAAAGTATTACAGTTAGTACATCTACTTGGATTAGCATAAGGTTTGCCATCCTTTTTTATCTTTCTAATGTAACCATCCCCATAACATTCATTACATTTTACAGCACGTGTTTTGTAAATTAAAGTTGAATTATCTTGAACTGTTTGTTTATAACTTTTGTTATCCATGTACCTATGGAAACTATTAGCCCACATTGTTTTGTCTTTAGGCTTTCTACTATAGATAACCCAAGACATCTGTTCAGGACTATTTAAGTTGATAGGTGTGTCACCCATTAAGTTATGTACTTGTTGCTTGAGTCTCTTTTCTATATCCTGTTTCTCTTGTTCAAACTCTACTCGTACTTGGTCTAATGCAACCTTATCAACTTTAAAACCATTCCTGTATATCTTAGCTAATGTTATACAAACTTTATTTGTCAGGAATACTGAGTTGGCTAGGCTACCATATTCTTCTGTGCATAACTTTTTATAGATAGCTTCAGCTAGTTGTTGTGTTGCGTGTAGGTCAGCAGACAGATAAAAAGATAATTCTTCTTTAGGTATCTCGTCTGTGTTATAACCCTTAGCAAAATATTCTTTTAGTGTATCTTCTTTCTGTGTATCTAATTCATATCTCAATGCACAATCTTTAAGATGTAAGGGTTCTTTAAGTCCTCTTTGTAATATGTACTCTCCTAACATAGTATCAAAGACAGGACCATCATATTTGAAGCCACATTCCCATATCCACATTAAGTCATAAGCTATATTATGTCCTATAAGAATAGTGGCTTGGTCAAGTAACTCTTGAACACCATCAAAGTTGTCACGAAACAGATACTCCTCTCCTTTATCTGTTAAACATCCTACCATAACTAATTTATTGTTAGGTTCAAATGGGTCAAGATGTAACTTGCCATCTCGTTTTGTTGTTGTATTTTCTACATCAAGTGTTAGTTTCATTTAATCTTTCCTTATGTTTCTTTAAGTATATAACTGCTCTCTCTATTATTGTCAAGCTGTCTGAGAATCCACCTAGACCTGTGTTGCATTTATGACACACCCAACCTCTGAATGTGTTTGTATCATGGCAATGGTCTAGTACCCAATTCTGTAATCTTGTTTGACCATGCTTACCTAACTCTTCCAATGTTCTATCACATATAGCACACGAATAATCTTTGTCAGGATATATGTTCTCTCTTCGTAGTTTATTTAAAATTTCCTTATGTCCTTTTCGGCAAGACCTGCATGTCCTTTTTATCTCACCTGCTTTCATAACAGAAAAGTGAGTAATAGGCTGTCTTATATGGCATTTTATACAGACAACACCATCAACAAGTGGGTCTTCTTTCTGTGGTAATTCTTTAAATAAATTAAATTGTGTCATACTTCATATCTACCTACTCTATAATTTAAATTGCAATGGACAACACCATGCCATCCTGTAAGTTTATTCTTTACCACATTTAAATGTCTTTGTAAATCTTCTTCTTCACTATCCTGTGTTGGTGGATTCTTGGCTATAAGAATCATTAAGTCTGCTTCGGCTGCCTTGCCTGTACGTGAACCTTCCATCATACTTTGATTGAGTAACACTTTACCCTCTGCATCAGCAGACAACTGCGACATGTAAAATACTGCACACTTATGTTCCTTTGCAATCATACGAGCATGAACTGCATTTGCTTTGAGAGCTTCATCTGTTCTTGCAAAACCACCTGTCCTTGCGAACTTATCTCCCATATCAAGAACAACTATATCAGGGCTATATGTTTTACATACACTCTCAACCCACGACATGTCTCTACCTGTTGCGTCTTTTATCTTTATGTTATCCTTGACAGGTGCATACAAGTCTCTTGCACGAGTTGGGTTCTTTCGTATCTCTTGCATAGTCATTCCTGTTGAAGCAGTCAAGTATCTAGCACCAACTCTGTGGCTACCTTCCTCGTTACATAAGATAATGCAACTTGCACCCTGTCGTGCCAAGCCATCAGGACCTGCAATAATACTTGCATGGAAAGATGTCTTACCTGTATTAGGTCTAGCACCTATCTCAATCAAGTGCCCTGCATTTATACCTTCCACCTGTCTTGTTAAACTTGGCACGTTAAAAGCCCAACGTGCTTCCAAATCATTCTTAGCTAATAATGTATCAATCTCCATGTCATCCCACTCCACGTTAAGGTTAGGTGTAAAATCATCTCCGTATATTTCTAGTATGTTACGTATTGGTTCTAGACTTGAGTGTGAGCCATTGACGTAATCAAAACCTATGTTAGCAATATCCTCGCCAACAACTTGTTGAAATAACTTTGATAATACTTCTTGTGCGACATCCTCTCCCATAGGTTGTTCGCTTTTTATTTGTCTAAACAAATGGGAGTATGCTTGCTTCTGTGCAGTCGTTAGAGTTGGATTACTTGACATGAACAATGCTTCTATCTCATCAGGTGTAACAGTTCGTTCATACCTACTCATAGCTTTGTCTATAGACTGCTTAACTTTTCTTGCATCCTTACTGAATAATCTGTCAGGACACTTTGCTCCACGATGGGAATCATAAAATGATTTGTCCATCAAACTTCGTATTAATGCTAATTCCATATCTGTGTCTCCTTTGGGGTTAGTAGTTTTAAGTTATTAATATCTTCTGCTCGTCTGTACTTTAAATCGTCTTTTAGTTTTAATATCTTTATATCTTTTACGTGTGACCTTAACTCCTTTGCAAATGAAAAAGATTTGGGTAGTGCATCGGGGTCAAGTGCTATTATTGCAGTAGAGAATTGTGAAAGAAACAGTTTGTGTGAGTCAGATAATGAAGTGCCCAACACAGCTACCCCTACGTACACGTCATTGTTAAGTACACCTGCACTAACACAATCCTCTACAACAACTGCGATGTTACCACAACCAAATGAGAAAGGCAAGTCCGAAGAACCATACCGTTTCCATTTAGGTAATCTACGATACATAGACCTACCTGTAGCATCAACAATTCTGCCATTATCTTTGATAGGAAATACAACTCTGTTTTCTTTTACATCGTAACGTAAATCCATTGCATCTGCATCAAGACCCCACGTGTCACACCATGACTGTATATCTTTGTTACGAGATACAATATAGTCGGGCAATTCAAATGATGTCCCAACTTGGGACACACTATTGATGCTACGTATTTCTTCTACAGTCATACGAACACGAGAGTTACCTCTAGCATTACATGATGCTTTGTAACAATTCCATAAAAGAGAACCCATGTTATTTGTAACAGTAAAAGTTTTATAAGAATTACACATTGGGCAATTCAATCTCTTTGTTTCACCATTACGTATCTCTAAATCATTTATATATTGATATACATTATACATGTTATTATATACTACCTTCCTTGTCGGCACTTAACATGCTTGTACCACAGCTTTTTTGTTCTGTCAAATTTTTTCTTGCTTGCAATGCTAAGTTAGCACTCGTGAATGTATTTTTCATATATGGTTTAACAGATTGTGGGTTAGCATGACCTGTAACAGACATAATATTACCCATAGACACTCCTGCATCTACCATCTCAACTGTTCCTGTCCTACGTAAGTCACTCAATCGTAGCTCATTAGAAAGCCCTGCAGAGGACATTAGCTTTCTAGCTATTATGGGTAGCTTAGTTAGTGTATAGGGCTTGTACGACCCTCTATAGGCTTTTGGGCGAGGTGCTACATATTTTTGAAACCCATAATCATTATGTTGTTGTTGTAACATCTCATGCAACTCATCAGAGATGGGTAGGAACACTTGTGCTCTTCGTTTGGACTGCTCTATGTGTACACGTTTTGTATCTAAGTCTATGCTTGACCACTCAAGAAGTCTCATATCTCCAATTCTTTGACACCATTCATATGCCATCTGTGCAATCAAACCAATGTTTCTTGTCTTGAAATCAGAGTAGGCAGTATCAAGAAACCTGATAACGTCATCCTTTGTCCAAACAACTTTTCTATGTGCAACAACTCGTTTCTTTATATTACTAAATGGATTCATGTTGGTATGCTCCATGTTGATTCCGTAATTAAGCAACACTCTAATGACTGACATAAGATGATTGGCAAAGGATACTCCTCTATCACACCACTTGTTATATGATAACTTAGCAAGTTTGGTGGTTAAGTTAGACAGCCTGTAACTGCCTAACTCTTTATCACCAACCACACTTGTTGAGCAAACTATACCTAAGAAATACTTATATTGTGCTTTAGTTTCTGCTCGTAAGTTATTGTATTCAAAGGATAAATAATACTCATTAAGTAAGTCTACAACCTTCATCATGCTACCAACAAAGACTTGAACTGAGGGGAAGAAACCCATTTAGCTACTTCTTGTTCTCTTCTCCACATAGTCTCTGCCTTAGTATCAAAGCCTGTGTTGCGAATGTTAAACCCATTCCTCTCATCTGCATAAGATGCATAGTTAGTGAATGCAGAGTATAAAGCAAACACATTCTTACCTCTCTTAGATATCTCTTGACAAGCTAACTCGTACATTTTCTTAGCTAGGTTCTCTGACTTAATAATACTCTCCATAAATGTTTTACCATCTACATTGAGAGGTATATTAGCCCACTCTTGCATAAGTTTAGCACGTTTATCAAAGTT